GTTCTCCGCTAACGCTAAGTTTTGGGGAACAAGACCAAGTGACTTGGATTCTGTCCTGATCGTTGAGATAGTTAAAGAGATCTTCGTGTAAATGTTGTGTAGTATTTGTTTCAAAAGTAATATTCCTCAAGTCTTTCATACGTGGGTGTTCAAATAACTCAACGTATAATCGTTGCCACGCTAGTAAAGGCTCACCGCCAGTTAATATTAAATGGACGTCTTGTCCATTATCTTGTACCCACTTACCATTAGGCGTAAGTGATAGCAGATGTTCAACTACTTCTTCAACTTCTGCTTGCCTGTTAAAATGTTTAAACTCAGGATAGATACTTGCATACGTGTCGCATCCTGTATGAATGATAGGTAAGTCTTCAAACTTTTTTGTTGTTTCGTGTACGCCTGCATCAATTAAATCTTTAACTTCAGCATTATATCTAATACCATCAGCATGTAATTCTGTTCGGTTTCGTTTTTCATCAGTACCAAAGTTCATACAACGAAAGTTGCATCCGAATGTACGTAAGAATACACTAGGCACACCTACAAATTTACCTTCACCTTGAACAGAATAGAATGCTTCGCTATATCGTAATTTCATTTAATACTCCATTTGTATGTTTACATTATACATTGTTATTTAGGTTTTGTCAAGTGTTTTAAAAATTTTTCAGCAATTAGTTTATGATAGGATTGATTAAAGTGTTCCTTATCTTCTTCAAAGTAAGTAGTATGAAAAATATTCTTTTGGTTAAAGTATTCTTCTACACTTTTGTCTGCAACAGTAGTTGCTTTAAGTTTGCCATAAAAATCTAATGTATTAGGATAAAATGTTCTTTCACGCATTTTAAACAAGTACAAAGGAATATTTCTATCAGCACACATGTTATCCCATGTGTACACATCTTTAAAAAACGCACGTTGTTCTAAATGTGTGTTAAGTTCAAAGAATGTTTTAATTTCCATATATGTGTTCTTACGAAGATCTGGATTAGTTAATCCTTCCTCGTAACTAAATCCAATACCAGTAAATTTATCATAATCGCCTTCGTGTGGCTTTTGATATAATTGCAAATATTGATCCTTATCACCTGCAATAATTTTATCTAAGTATCGATTAACCATACCATTTTTATTTGTGCCTTCGTGATATAAAAACGTATCCATTGGTATTGTATCTGGAGTCATAAATTCATTATAACCTATTATGAATCTATTAAGTGATGATAACAATATAATTACTTCATCTATATCGTCATATAGATTAAACATATTGCCCATCCAGTCAGCATATGATGTGTTATTTGCACCCGGCATAGAGTAAACAACTGCTTCTTTGTTATGTAGTTTAGAATATTCTTCTACATAACTATTTTCATTCCATATAGAGTAACTGCCCAGGCCTTGTTCGCCCGGGACAGTTTTGTATCCACACGTATGACTATCGCCTATAAAAAGTGTTCTAGACATCGATAGGAAAATGTTTACGGAGCATTTCGATACGATCTTCTGCTGTGGCCATTTTATCAAGTTCTTCTTGAATTGCCTCAACAATATCGCTATGTTCACCAATACCAACACTTTGGTGCATGTATACTAAAATGTTTGTTTTCGCTCTTTCCAACTCACCTTCAGCATGCATCCGTGCGGCTTTAATTAATTGATCACGCATTGTGATACTTTCCTTTCTCTGGTATTACGTGGCGTACCCCACCACTAGGATTTTCCATATCGCCGTTGCGTCTTGGAATAAGATGGACATGTGGATACTCAACAGTTTGTCCTGCCGCAGTACCTACATTTTGTCCAATGTTGAACGCATCACAATATCCACGTTCAACCCAATCGTAGCCCCATTTGTATGCGGCTTCGAAACACTTTGTCAAAGACTGCCAATTTTCTTCTCTTGGTACAAAAAGAATATGTCCTTCTGTAACTGGATAGGCGTCTTTGTAAACTGTAAATTCTTTTGTATTAATTAGTACGTCCGTCCATGGGCCCATTTATGCTTGTCCTTGTGTTGCACTTAGGTTAAAATTAATAGCAATACGTTCTCTTTGTATAAGTTGTTGTTCTACTGAATGTTGCAAATGGCTTGGAAAGATTAGTAAACGACCTGTCTTAGGTGTAATACTATATGAATGTGTATTATATGTATTTGCGTCAGTATCGTTTGCAAACGGCCAATTAGACTGTTTATTCACATCATGAAATGTAATCGGTGCATCATCTTCTTCTGCTTGTACAAAATATACTCCGCTCCATGTACATGGAATATGACTGTGTTGCGTCAATGTAGCATGTTGTCTGTGTATACCAAACCAACTACCTACAAAAGATAAATCACTTTCTAGTCCAATAATTTTGTTTGCTTCTAGTGCAATTTGTCCAATCCAGTTACGTAACGAATTACATTCAACCCATTCAATTACTCCTGACGAATAGTTAGCATAACTATTACTACCATATGTTGTTGGAGTAGTATCCTCCATTTCAATTTTTTGAAACATAGGAACTAGTGTTTGTGATAAACTTTCTGCATGCTCGTAGTCAGCACCGAGCAATGGTACTGGGAATAAATCTAATCTGTCTATTTGTACATCCATTAATACACTCCTACGTTTTCCCAAGGATAAACTAACCAAACATCTTCTTCGCTTTTATTTACTTCATGACATGTATAACTTACGTCACTAGTGAATTCGCTTGCTAGATTATCTGTTAGTGTTGCAAAACGAACATTGTTGCCAAACACATTATTCCATCTAGGATCATCGGGCAAACAACTTGCTTGCCAGTCTTGTTTAATCCAGTTAAATGTAGCACCAGTATCATTAATATCATCTACAACAAGAATGTTTTTATAATGCGGTCCAGCAGTCGGTCCTGGATTGGATACATATCCATATGCATCTTCAGCCATCCAACAGTTAGATTCGCTGTCGCTATTATCGTCACGTAAACTTACCTTAAGTGCTTCACAACGTATACCAGTCATATTACTAATAATAGTAGCAGGTACATTACCACCACGTGTAATACCTACAATATAATCAGGTCTCCAACTATCTTTATACATTTGGTTTACAATGCTAACACACATATGTTCTACGTCAGCCCAACTGTAATAGTGTTTTTTAATCATTTAAGTCTCCCACTTCTTTTTTGCCTTTATAATCTTGTAGTGTCATATCATATACACTTTTAAAGTTAGTCCATACTTTAGATAACGCTGGATATTCCTTGCACATACAATCTACTTCGTCTGGATCAATATAATTATCTAAAGTGTTGTAGATAAACTCTGAAGTATCAGTGCCAATAGTAATAGATGACGTACCAGTTGTTGTATAAATTGATGAAGGACTAGTAGTAAAACTATTATCCCATGTACTTGTATCTATAGTAATTACGTCATCGTCACTAGCAGTATACATACTATTATCAAGAGTTATTGTAATATCTTCATTCCCCATCAGCAATAACCCTATAAAGTGCCTTACCACTAAAAAATTCTTTGTTAAGTTTTGTAACTTGTTTGTTAAGACTAACTGCAAAGTCATCATGATGTTCCATATAATTTATAATTTGTGCAATAACTTTGTCTTTGTTATGTAAGTATGCATCATAATCTTCAGTCCATTCACTTGGATATTTAAATTCAGGCAATGCCATTTCACTGTAACTAAGTCTATCAGGCACCATAGGAATAGCATCAACTAATGCACCTTCGTACCAACTAATACCTAATGTCTCTTGTAAGTTAGCACTAAACACAATCTTTGCTTCGCCTAACAAGTTATGGTATTCGTTCTTTGTAAGTTCTTGTTCTTGACACACAACAAACTCATATTGTGGTAAACGTTCTTTAAGATCTCTAAAGATATCAACTTGTTTTTCAGGAGCAACACGATGTGGGAACAAGATCAAGTCTCGCTTCTCCATGCCAGTGTAACTATCTAAACTACTCTTTAGATACTCCATAGGCCAACCTACACGATGTGTATTTTTCTTATTCATTTCTAAACTATTACTAAACAAATCTATATGAAACTTTGTAGCAAAATAATTATCATCATAACATTCATACATTGATTGTTCAGCATGTCTTACCCAAGGTTTATCACCTATAAGTCTGCCTAGAAAATCTTCCGGATCATAACTACCTGCATGCCACATACCACCAATGATAATATCAATACCCAGTAGTTCTGCCATATAGCGTAGTTGAATAACTGTAGGGTTCCAGGCATCAGTATAGAGAAAATAATCACCGTCTTCCACCCGTCCGTCACAGAACATTTCTCCTATAGTTTCAAGTTGTTTAGATTTATAAACGTTGGTACCGCCAAAGTTAAGGAAAGCCCCAGGCGTAGTTGCCTGAGGCGTTTCCCCACCGCTGATAACAACGACATCTTCATTTGTAGCATGCCGCATTTGACTCGGAAGGTGTTCCTTCCATTGCTTAGTATAGCGTGTGTCAACTGCTTCAATGTCTACTATATAGATAGTCATTAGTTTCTCCGAGAGTTAAACTTTCTACCACCGTTACGTGCAATCGCACGTAACCAGCCTTGATGCTTGTTATATGCAATCCATACCGGAGCATCATTTTTATAAAGATCTTTCTCATTAAAGACCTTACCTTCAAAGCGACAAAAGTCGCGGAACTTATCCAAATCGTTGAATACTTTAGTGTAAGCGTCACGATTAAATTTAATTGCCATTTTCTTGTTTCCTTTAATAGCACGTTGTTTATTGATTGGGATAGTGGTTATTACAGCCATTTTCGCCGTCTTCGGCAACATCAATTTCTACAAAGCGGCCAGGGTACTTTGTAGTAATTTCTTGGTTCAAATCGTCTGCAATCATTTCGCATGACTTATGATCCAGTTGTATTACATCTTGTGCATACAACCGTTCCATCCAGCGTTTAAACTGAATGAATTCAATATCGCGATCGTTGTGGAACACTTCGATGCGAACTTTAAAGTGAAAAATATGACGATGTGGAATACCAAGGAATGATACGTCATCCCAATCGCCGGTTGCTAGTTTAGGGTCTGTATCTGCACCAGGGTACATATGTACACCTTCTTTGCGAAATGTTACCCAAATGCTTTTAGTTGCATTGTCATTTAAGTTTGCCATTTTTGCATCCTCTTCTCTCATTCTGCGTCCCATATAATTATAATACGATTCGTGTTGTGTCATAGTACTATTATACTTTCATTTAATAACTTTGTCAAGGCCGTATTTGCCCCAATCAGTGAATTTTTCTCTATCCATTAAATCGTGTAAACTATGGCACCAGACACCTGGGTTAGTTGCCTTAAAGTCTTTATCATCAATCTTAATCATTGTGTTATAGTTCCACTGTTTCACATAAGGCAATGGAATGCGTAGTTGTGGAATAAAGTTTTCATATTCAGTTAGTCCTGATTCTAAAAATGCTTCTGCAAGTGTAATAGGAATATCTAAACTACACAGTTTATCAGCAGTCAAAAATGCTTTGATCATATTTTCCCAAGGTGTCCATTCGTCGGCATCTTTAGGAAAGTCTATACCTGGATTGAAACTATGATTTGCACCAAAGAAAATGTGTTCGCATTGTTGATAGTCATAATGCTCTTGTATAACATCACAAGGTTGTACGCCTGTAACAAACAGTGTCTTCATTCCAAACGCAGGAGTCTTTTCAACTTCTACGCCTGTAAAGAATATAGGAGTGTCGCTTACGCCGCTTTCGTAATCACGCTTCATATTATAATGCCTTTAGTTCAGTTTCTAGTCTATGTATTTCATCTTTAAGCCAAAGTTTCTTAGTTTTTAAAAGATTAAGTTCATGATCTTCTACAAATCTATTATACAACACTTTTATCTCTTCGTCAAGTGTTCTATGACGTTTATACAATTCTTGTAAGTGTACTGCAATCTTATCATGTTGATCACTATAATTGCTCATCTTCTAGTTCCTCCAACTTGGTTTCGTCTAGTTCATCATCAACTACAGGAGTATCTTCTACTTCAAATAGCGAATTAAAAAACGTAGAACTGTTTACAGTCTTTTTACCAATAGCACCTCTGGTGCCTGGAATAGCCATCCAAAACTTAGAATACTTTTCAATCAATTCTAGTGATGCTTCTTTCGAACCTGCGGAGAATATTTCCTCTACAACATCTCTAAATGTAATTCTATCAAACTGCTCTTGTACAAGCATCTTAGGTATAACACCTGCGTCATACTGTCTGTTTGCTTCTTGTACTGCGTTTACATGACTCCATACATTGTGACCCATTTGAATAGCATAACTAAAACTATCCCATGATGTCTTTCCTTCTTTACCTATCTTGTTTAGGTCTCCGGGTTTGTATGTACATACGTCACTTACAAGCATACCATCAGTTATTGGTGAATCTTCAAAGTTCTTAAAGAGACCGTCTTGTAGTACAGCATCCTTAAATGTACGTGTGTCAGTTGCATACTTCTTATCATCAATGCTAGGCACCATTCGATAAGTCCATTTGCCTCTGTCAGGAGTTTCATTTTGAATGTATACTTGTCCGTTAGCAGTTGCTAAGAAAGGTGAAGCACAATCAAATGTAAGCATCATATTAGGGTTATAGTACTTGCGTATAGCACGTTGTACGTCTGTTAGTAATGTAGCCCACTCTAGTTTAGATGTGCCTAAGAAGTGCATTACATCGTGTACACCTTGTTGTAGCAGGTTATCATAATACAATGTAACTATGCGTTTAAGAACCAAATGCACATCGCACATGTTCTGTCCACCCATTGACCATCCATTAAAGTGTGTGTCAGGATACTTAACTGGATCACAATAGTCTTTCATTTGCTCGTACCAATCATCAGCGTCTGCATGATTCTCACCTTGCAAAACATTTAACAATTTACAAGCACCTGTTCTATGCTTCATCCAATAGTCGTTGTTGATGCGTGTCGCGGCAACTGCTTCTGCATATGTACTAATGCCTGTTGCTTTTGCACCTTCAGGTGAACGTGCTACCCACGCCGGAATATCAAGTATCATTCCGTAGTCCATGTAAGCGTCCATCCAACGCAATACACCATCTCTTTTCTTTTGAGCCTTTGGACAGTTAGGATCCTTCCAGTCGCCTTCCCAAACACCTTTACCAATTTGGAAACCACCTGAGTCGCCAAGTAGCCATGTGTTTGCTCTATCTCTATTCCGTACCATATCTTCTTTAGGCACAATCTTTGCTGTATCTAAATCAGCATGTCCAGCAGAGTAAAGCGTCCATTTGTATGTGAACGCTCCTTCTTTTGAATTAAGATAGTTAAGACTTTCTACACCGTTATTCCAGTTTGCTGGTATACGTGTATCTTCAATGTAAGGACCTTTAACAGGATCCAGATGCCGTTGCTTACCTACATAAGTTGCATAGAAGCCACTTAGTGCGGGTAAGAAGTGTGCATAATCGTTCTGTGTCGCTGTTAAATCTCTGTTCATTACTTGCTCTGTGCTGGAAGGATATAGTCGTATTTTACCATACCACTGTCAACACTAATTTGCATTGCGCCTTGATCACTAATGCTCATTGATAGATCACCATCTAAGTTTAAGATGCTTTGTACTTGTGCTACTGGCCAACTCCAAGTGTGTGCTAGTGTACCTTCAATATCATGCTGGAATACAAACTCGCCTGCGTGTGTACTTGCATCACCAAAACTAAACACAAGGTTTCCGTTTTTAGTTAGTACATTAAATGTAGGCTCTTCACTATGCGCCGCACTCATTAGTTTCATACGTGCAATACTTGCCATGCTTGGTTGGAATGTAACAGCCCAACTTGCACCTTTAAACTTAACAGTTTTTAGTTTTTCTTCAATAATTGCTTTGTTCATAAAGCGATAATCATTTTCAAAGTCACCAGTTGCATTTTCAAAGTGAATGTGTGTTGGAATCATTTCACCATTGCGTTCTGCTTTAACAACATCAATCTTTGCGTTGTCTTTATATTCTGGGTTCTTTAAGTGTAATGCTAACTTATCTAAGTTAGGCATACCAAAGGTACCTTCAAACTCACCTACTGCTGAGTGAGCATTTCCTGATAAAATAACTGAACGATCTTCAGCCATTGAATCGATTACAGTACCATCGTCATTACTAACCTTTACCAGTGCTAAAAAGCCTAAGTTATGGGTGTGGGCAACAACATCTTGTAGAATGTCTTTCATGTAATTTCTCCTATTTCAAGTTTTATTATATTATCTTTTGGCATATTTGTCAAGACTTTTTCTATGCTACGCTTTGGATTAAATCCTAAAGTCTTCATTCTATCCATATTTGCACAAGTCCAATTCCTCTCATTCGGGGTATTTAGACGAATGGGTAAATTATCTGCAAAGTCACGGACTTTAAACGGAACACCAGTACCAATATCAACTGTACCGGAATACCTACTTTTTATTAACAGTTCAATAGCATCACATAAATCATCAAGATGAATAAAGTCTCTATAATGATTAGTAACGTATTCTAGTTCTCCGTCAATTAGTTTTTGCATAAACATACCCTTACGTGGGTTATGGTCATACACTGTATGGAAACGCATGCCTAACGTATCAGGAAAGCGTTCTGCGGCTTCTTCCATTACATACTTAGACGCCGCATAAGGGTTCAAATCGGGCTCGTAAGCACTTGAACTACTCGCATATAGTATACGAGTATCATCGGCATATCTATTTAAAATACGCTTAGTTACTTCAACATTATTACGCCAGTAACCAGCAGGGTCGTCCATACTTTGTCTTACACCACTTTTACCTGCTAGGTGTATAATTAAGTCAAATTCTTCATTGAATTCTACATCGTATAAGTCTTGTCCGTCTTGCAAGTCAAAACCTACTACGCTATGGTCTTTGGTTAGTCTTTCTAATAAGTGACTACCTATGTAGCCTCTATGTCCTGTTAGCATAATATGCATGAAGGATCTCCCATGTTTCTTCCCAACCACTTACTTCGTGGGTAGAACTGTTACCACGTTCCCATAATGCTTTTTTTAAAGGATAGTCATTACCGCCTTTAAACATAGCATCACCAAAAAAGTGCAGTTCGTCATTGTCGTCAAAGTCTTTTAAGATTTGACTTTTATCATTGCCTTGTGGAGCAATGTCTATTCCTGTTTCACCGCCTACTGTAGCAAGTAAATTAGGAAACTCTAAATTAAATAAATCAGCAATATTTTTACGTTCATTAAACTCTTCATCGTATTCTACATACAATTTACGTTCACCTACTGTAGCATTTCGACCTACAACACTAAAGTTAACCATACCGGATCTTACTTCTATATGATTTCCTGTGCGTAATACAAATGCACTTTCTTCTAATACGTTTTCTAACCATTGATACCCACGTCTAGTTAGTTTCCAATTGCTTGTTCGGACATTATCATTGCCTTCCCAAACTTCACTACCTGAACAGTTGTATACACGTTTAGCCATGCCATAAATTACATTACCTATTTGTTCAACTGTTTTAGGCTTGTCACTGCCTGTAACAAGATAGACACGATTGAGAGTACAAAAGTCAAAGAAGAACTTTGAAAATTCTTCGTCCATTTTTCCCCTGCTTGGGGTTAGTGTTCCGTCAACATCAAATATAAATTTATTCACAAACTCTTCTCCGTAAATCACTTGTACTAAAACGATGGTCTCGCTTGTTAAAGTGTAATTCAATATCACGTTTACGACAAATATCTTTGCCTGTAAAGTCTTTGTCTCGATATTCTTCACCTAGTATACGTACATCAATTGGGTACATACTAAGGATATCTTCTAAGTCTGACTCAGTACCATATGGAATAATTTCATCTACATACTCAACACCCTTTAGTTGTGTGTAGCGTTCTACTACAGTTTGTACTGGTGCATTTTTCTCTGCTCTGTCTACACTAGGATCAACTTGCAATCCACAAATAAGATAGTCGCATTGTTCTTTTGCTTCACGCAACATAATTAAATGTCCTGCGTGTAATAAATCAAATGTACTACATGTAAATCCTACTTTCATGTGTGCTTCCTTGTTTTATCAAATACGCATACAAAGTATAGTTCTTCATACATGCCTGCGTGTACACGGTGAAATACACCATCCTCGATTAGTATTACATCACCCGGCTCAACTTTGATCATTTCTTCGTCAAGTTCCATTTTGCCTGTGCCTTCAATAAAGTAATATACTTCTTCCTGCCCGGCATGTGAATGTCCACTTGTTGCTTTACGTGGTTGTAAACGTGTACTGCTAATTGTAAGATTAGTTAATGTTGTATTGTCTTTTACAACATACCTATCGTCTTGTTTAATAACTTCCCCGCCAATATCATTTACATTTACTTTCATAATTAACTCTCGTTCATATTAATACAAATTGCTTGTTGTTCTGGTTTGAAATAACCGCTACCTTTACCAACTTCTGCACTTAATGCTTCTCTTGCTTGGAAACACTCTGTCATTGATTCGTGTACAGTAACAAGTTCTGCATATGGTGTAACTTCATAAAAATATATAAAAACTAATGCCCACACAATTATTCTCCAAAGTCAAACAAACTAGTAAATGTATTGTGACGCTTAGTATCTTCTAGTGGATAGTTAAGCACACCAATCAAGTTGTCTAGTTTATTATCAATAATAGTTTCTGCCATTGCCGCATCATCGAACGGAAGTTCTTTAAACCAATCTGGAATACGTAGTTCGTCTGTAGGATACGCAACACTTGTATAACCCAGCGGATTCTGTTTTAGTTTACAAACAATAACTTTCATACCGTCAACAATCTCTTGCGAATACTTGTCGCCGTTCATACGCTTGAGTGTATTCCAGTTGAGACTTGCTCTTACGTGTCCGGGCATGTTTGCTTTGCCTTGCTTTTCTTCTAGTCGGCGATAGTGTCCTACTTTGTTTGCACGTTTGGGTGAACCTTTCTCCCAACCAGGGCGTTCACTAAATTCCTTGCGAAATACAGTAATACGTTCAAGCACATCTTCTTGCGGAACATCAGTAAGCACCATTAGTAATAGTTCACTTAAAAACTCCTGCATAAACACAGGTGTATCTGATCTACGCAAGTCTAAGCCCATTGCTTTGACCTTGCCAGGCTTACCATCGACGTCACTTCTAAAGCCTTCAATGTCATATACTAATGCCGCATAACGCTTCTTAGTAATAAACAGTCCGCTTTCAGCAACGATTTCTCTAGCCGCCGCAATAACGTCTGAACGGCTCTTTGGACAATGGAATGCATCCATCATAAAGTTTGGAAATGTAGCATTAGCCGCTTCGCATACTTGATCATAAAGTGTAATTACATTATCTTTATCCCAAGGTAGTGTTCCGTTATCAATTTCTTTTTTAAGTGTAGGATATCCACTAAAGTAGCAAGAGTCAGTATCACCATATATCATTGCTTCGCCTATGTGATCATATGTACCTGTGATGACTTTGTTTACTTCTGCACTCATGTGCTTAACAATAGTACGTCCTGTTAGTGTTGTTGATTGACCAATACGCTTATCAAAGAATCTACAACCTGGATTAAGAATAGCACCATACAAACTGTTCAAGTTAATCTTCTTAACTAACTGTCGCTTATCCCAGTATTCAGTTTCTGCCGCATTGCCTGCATCCTTTGCTTTCTTTAACATCTTTTGTAGGTCTTTACGTTCACTGTACCAACGCTTTAGGATGCCCGGAATAACACCTTCAAACTCTGTAGTAAAGATAGTACCGTTTGAACTAAGCATCCAAGGCTGATTACTATCAAACACAAGTTTGTAAATCTCTGCACCGGATAACACATCACTGCCACCGTTTTCCCAGTCAACAGTTAGTGCAGTATCACGCTTTTGCTCCATAACAGCATCGTATTCTTCTGTTGCAAATTTACCTTCCCAACTGCCTGCAAACGACTTCTTTTTAAGAGTCATGTCTTCGTGTACACGTTGCTCAGAATGTTCCGGACGTATTTGTCCTATAATTGTTTCAGGAGCCATATTCAATGCACGAATAACACTAGGATACAGTGAATTCAAATCCATTGATCCAATCCACTTATGCAAACCTTTCTTAGGAAACGCAACATATGCACCTGCGGCTTGTGTTGCTTCGTCGTCATACTTTTTACGATTAGGAACTTGTAAGCCTCTGTGATGTGCTTCGTTAACAATGGCTTGTTCTGTAACAGCAACAGCACCCATAGTGGTCTGTAGCATAACAGTGTTTGCGTGTGCTAGTTCATTACTAAGATCAATAAAACGTAGTTTCTTATCTAGTTTGTCAAGTAATGCAGTATCTTGAATGTTATATTCAATAAACTTTCTAAAGTCATTGTTGTATAGTGCATCAAGTGTGCCTTCATATGCAACTTTGTTTTCACCTACTTCAATCTCACCAATAGCATCTAGTCGATAACTATGACGCTCTTCATATGTGTACTTACGATACAAGTTCAAACTGTCTAAGTGTACACGACCAACCAAGTCAAACGTTTCGCTTTCCTTGCCAAACTTTTCATACATACGCTTCTTAGGAAGTTGTCCCCACAAGCAGAATCTGCGTGTGTCATCTTTGCTTAGTACACGACTAGTTCTGTTTACTGTATAAGGAATATCATATCCTTCGCTGTTCCAACCACTTAGTATGTCAGCATCTTCAATTAGTGTTAAGAAAGTGTCAATCATTTCACCTTCTTTTTCATACAAGATTACATTTTCAATGCCTTCAAGTTCTGCTTTTGCTTGTTCCATTGTAAGTGTCTTAGGTGGCACTGCTAAACATACCATTGTGTCAAGCCACTGTAAGTATACACTAATACTTGTAATAGGCATAAACGGATCACTAGGATCAGCAAAGCCTTTCTCTGGATCAAAGTCAGTCTCAATATCGAAGAACGCAATGTTTAGTTTAGGAGCATCTTGATTAAGATAGTTTTCACTCAAACATTGGAAGATAGGATTAATGTCGCTTTCAAAAAGTTCTTTGTCGCGGTTAATAGCAACTTCTTTTCTAAAGTCTTTTGTGCTTTTGCATACAATACGACTCAGCGGATCACCGTACACGCTTTTGTACTTGCCTCGCTGGTCTTTGTAATAGAATGTATATTTGGATTGATACTCGCGGTATTCCCGCTTGCCGTCTTTGCGCTCTACGACACGTATAATGTCAGAGTCGCGGTCAAAGTGTGCGTCTACGTAACTCATTGTTCTCCTTCGTTGCTTATAGCCAACGTGCTTTCTGCATGCCTCTTGGGCGTGTATTATATACTATATTAACACAGTTTGTTGAGTGTGTCAACAATTATTTTATGGACGGTCTGGTTGCCGACTTTGCTGTAGTGATTTTCTGTACCTTTGTTTTTAGACCACCATTCACTAAAATCTAAGTGATGGTCTTCGTATATAAACATTCTTGCTACTTCTATATGCGACATGCTTATGTACACTTTGCCTTGTAATAATTGATTAATTTCTTTTCTAAGTAAACTGTATATTGTTTGGTAATATCGATCATCGTAGTGATGTTCAAAATAACCTTTTGCGGCTTTTAAACTTGGATTGAGAAATGTGTTTCTTTTCTCAATGTCAGACCAAATCAAGTCGCAATCTTTATGTAAGCCTTCATTATGTAATGGGTGGTTACGTGTGTGTACACGGCTAAGACTAGTATGACTAACGATAATTGCATCATAGTCATCTAGTGTTTGCCCACGTAGTTGATCGAGTATTTTGTATTCGCCTACGCCGGCTTGTGCAATGTTTGTTACATCGTGTTCTTTTATCTTTTGTTCTTTGCCGGCAAGTAATTTAACCCAACCGTTGTTGCCCGGCCATTCAGCCGCAAAACTATCTCCAGCAATTAGTATCTTCAAAAGAGTAAACCTGCCACGTAAATTACAGTTAATCCTGCGTTCATAACAATCAAACTTTTTTCTTTCCATAGGACACCAACAAGTATCCATAGACTGTTACTAATAATGAATGCCCAAATGTACAAAGGGTAAACATTAAATGCGGCTAGTGTAGCGGCTGTCAGCAAACATACTGTTGCTACCCACGCTAGCCATTGATAAGGCTTTACCACCATGCTGATGCAACTCCGTATCCAAAGATGTTAACACATACAAACCAACCTGTTAACAACATAACCCATGCGGCGCCTCTTCGATAAGATGCATAACACTGTGTAGCACTACCAACAAAGAATGCCGGATACACAATTAACATATTTGGGTCTCTTGCTGTTAATGCTAAAGTTAAACTTGCACCGACTGTAAAGATAAAACTAACAAGTTCAAAGTAAAATGCTATGTAATCACTTTTATAACTATTAATCCAAAAGTCTTTAATTTTTTGCATTACTTGTCACGCCCAACTGTCGCAACTAGTGTTTCTAAGTCATCAAAGTCGTCTGCAACTTTAGCCCATTCGCCTTTTTGTGCAATCTTAATCGCTTTGTTGATAAGTGTTGGTTTGATATCAAGTTCTTCTGCTACTGCTTTAACAGTTTCTCTTAATCCTAATTGTAGATCTTCTACTTCTTGCAATACTGTTACACCTTCGTTAACAAGACGTTCTAGTTTTGCTTTTTCTTCACCGCCATAGGTACGACTACTCATGCTTTTCTCCTAAATATTATATAACAACTTTTATTATACAGTGTATTTAGGTGATTGTCAAGAGATTTTTTTAATTATTGGATGTTTTAGCCGTCGCCTTTGACTCTATGACAACTGTTGCCTTCGCCTCTGCGATAGCCTTTCCAGCATACTTTACCGTGACTACCTTTTTTCTTGTCTTCAGAGACATTTTTCCAACTTGGATTGCCGCACTCGGAACAACAGTTACAGTCGTCGCAGT